TATCTGCTTGACAATAAAACTGGTAGCACTAAAAAGTTTAACGACATAGAGTGCTTGTTTACAAAACTTCCTAAGAAAATTGTCTCTGACTTTATTTCTTACTACGCATAAGGAGAAATACTAATGAGAGCGAAGAATAGAGAGAAAAAGATATTTAAGTATATTGCTTTAGAAAAAGAATTTTATAAAGGAAAATATAGATATACAAAAGTTGTGGGAGGCAGTCAAATCAAAAAAGATTTTTTGTCAATGTCAGGTTTACCATTAATACCAAATATCAATAAATTAAAAATGAATGAAAGTTTCATTGAGGAGCAAGACTAATGGATATATACGAAATAAGATTAAAATTTACTGGTCCAAAAACAGATACAGAAATGGGTGAAAAAGAACTTGCCGAAAGAAGCGACGAATGGCTATTTGATGATCTAGAATACTTAACAAAAGTTGCTAATAGATATAAGTATGTCGATTACGATATTATCAATATTATTGTAGAACTTAAAAGAAGGGGGTTAGTTGCATGACTAACCAAGACTATAGGGATTTCTTCGTATATATTATGGCATGGGCAACAGTTTTGTTGCCTCTGTGGGTCACCATATATATGAGCTAAATTATTGCTCTAGAATAAATGGCTCCTTCGGGAGCCATTTTTTTATTTGTAATTAATTCATTAAAGTCCTTTACTTATAGATAAATATATGGCATGATAGCTTTTCAATTAACGAAGAAAGGAGAAATATATGAAACAACCAAAAATGATAATAAGCGTCGAAAAGTCTTACGAACTAAGGGGTCCAAGCCTTGCAGTCCTGCGTGCATACGTCTTGTTTTACGAAAAACAAGCCGAACATTTTCTTGAAGATAAGGGTGTAGAATACAGCCATTTATTAAATGAAAAGGATTACGAAGACTATCAAACGATCCGTACGGAAGGTCAGTGTAGTTTCGATTTTTACGCACCAGCAGCAGAGCTATACAGGTATGTACATAATATGAAACGTAATGGTAAAGACCATGGTTTTACTAAAACTGATGTCTGTGCTGGTACTTATACAGAATGTTACGGCGATAATGCTGCAGAAGATGATGAGAACTTTGACAAGAAAAAGTATTTTACGTCTACAGCTAGAGTCAACATAAATGTTACTTGGAATGCATTCCGTGAGTGGTGTACTGAGGCTACATCTTTTGAAGAAGCAAAAATAAAACATGGTCATGCTAAAAAGAATGTTGCGCATCGTGTACATGTATATGCTTCTGGCAACAGCATTAATGTTTATCTTAGATAAACATTAATATCCTCTACAATCAATGGCTCCTTCGGGAGCCATTTTTTATTGGGTTATTGGGGTTATTCATGAGGAGTGGATTTTGTGAATGGTGTTGATCAAAAGTCGGATCTTGTCTAATAGTCTAATAGGTTGTTGTGGAATGCCTCTTGTAGAAGAGTCAACAGCGTATTAGATGTTCATATTAGATGACTATTGACTGTTGAAGCTAATATGGAGTCTATTTGGGTAAACTTTACGATAGCAAGAGTTTAGGGTTAGAATACCTATATTGAGGTTTGTGTGAGCCTTATATAAGTCTGGAGAGACATACGATATATGGAAGCTATTCGCAAGGAAAAGAAACTAACACCGAAACAGGAAAAGTTCGCACAAGCTGTTGCCTCAGGAACCAAGTTAAAGGAGGCTGCCGTGCTTGCTGGCTACTCGCACAAGAACGCAGCAAGGGCAGGAGCATTCCTCGCGAACAACGAGCCATTAGTTCAACAACGAATACAGGAGTTACAGAACAGGGGTGCTGCTCGAGCAACGCTAACCTTATCTAAACACCTAGATAATCTAGAACAGTTAAGAGACAAGGCTCTCTCGAACAATGCATTCGGTGCTGCTGTTACTGCCGAGATAAGCCGAGGCAAAGCTGCTGGGATATATGTCGAACGTAAAGAGTTAACAGTCAACAAAACTTCAGACCTTAGTAAGCTAGAGATTATACAGAGGATCAAGGAACTTCACCAACAATCAGGAGGGGTTTTGCCATCGACAACGTACACTATCGAAGGACAAGAGTCTACAGACTCTGAGCCTCGTGACATTACACCTAAATGATATTCTCCAATAACTATTGCCTCTGTATGTTCGGGAATGCCTCTCGCCTCTTGACCATTGTTAAGAGTTATTCGACAACAGTAGGATTCTTTTCTCTGTGTACTTCGAGACCATTGACTCTGATGATGATGACCCCCCCTGCATGTTTGCGATCTATAGTAAAACATTGCGTTGGTTCACAGTCCTTATGCTCCAAAAAATACTCCACAAAATTTTGCAAAATATTTTTAAATGAAAGATAAAGAATTAGAGCATATACCCGAAGAACTCCTTGTAGAACATCTTGAGTTATCGGAACGATTGGCAGAACTGGAGGAAAAAGAAACAATACAAACAAACTTTTTACCGTTTGTTAAAAGTATGTGGTCAGAGTTTATCGAAAGCGAACACCATAGAATAATGGCAAGTGCTTTTGATCGTATTGCTTCTGGAGAATTAAAAAGGCTTATTGTTAACATGCCACCTAGACACACTAAGTCTGAGTTTGCCTCGTACCTCTTCCCTGCATTCCTCGTTGGTAAAAATCCTGGACTTAAAATTATACAGGCAACACACACCGCAGACTTAGCTGTGCGTTTCGGTAGAAAAATCCGAGACCTTGTTGATTCTAAACCGTATCAGGATATATTCCCGAACGTAGAATTAAATCCAGAAAGTAAAGCTGCAGGTAGGTGGGAAACTCGAACAAAAGATGGTAAAATGAACGGTGAATATTTTGCATCAGGTGTTGGTGGTGCATTAGCTGGTCGTGGTGCAGATTTGTTTATTATCGATGACCCACATTCTGAGCAAGATGCTATGAGTGCTAATGCACTTGATGATGCATACGAATGGTTTATGACTGGACCACGACAAAGACTACAGCCAGGAGGTGCTATAGTAATGGTTATGACGCGTTGGTCTAAAAAAGATTTAACAGGTAGAGTTGTCAAGAAAATGATGGAGTCAGAAGAAGCTGATCAATGGGAAATTATTGAACTCCCTGCCATTCTGCCTTCAGGTAAACCTCTTTGGCCATCGTATTGGCCATTAAACGAACTAGAAAAAATCAAAGCTTCTATTTCTCCTTCTAAATGGGCAGCGGAATATTTACAAAATCCTACTGGCGAAGGAGCCTCTATAATAAATAGAGATTGGTTTAAAATTTGGGATAGAGATAACCCACCAGAGGTTGACTATATTATTCAAAGTTACGACACGGCTTTTTTAAAAACTGAAAGAGCCGACTACTCAGCTATTACGACATGGGGTGTGTTTTATCCCGAAGGACAGATCGGTGATGAGATGTATGGTGGTAATGAAGCACATATAATACTTTTAGATTCAGTTCGCGAAAGGCTTTCTTTCCCTGAACTTAAACAAAAAGCTCTTGATCAATATAATGAGTGGAATCCTGAGTCTGTAATTATAGAAGGAAAAGCTTCTGGTATGCCATTAACTCAAGAGTTAAGAGCTATCGGTATCCCAGTACAAAATTTTACCCCAAGTCGAGGACAAGACAAAGTAGCAAGATTAAATGCCTGTACTCCATTGTTTAGTGGTGGTTACGTTTGGGTGCCAGAAAACAACTGGGCAGAACTGTTAATGGATGAGGTTTCAGATTTCCCGAACGGTGAACATGATGATTTAGTTGACTCAACAACACAAGCTTTAATGCGTTTTAGACAAGGTGGATTTGTAAAACTAGACACAGATTTTGAAGACGAACCTGTTTATCGAAGAAAACGAGTTTACTATTGAGTACTTTTTAAAGTATGATTTCGAATAGACAATAAGGCAAATACAATATGGCTATAGAAAAATCAACTGCTGAATCCTTTCCAAGTGAAGAAGTACAAATAGAATTAGCTATTCCTGAACAAGATCCCGCTCTTGAAAACATTATTATTGAGGGTGAAGAACCTGAGATAGAAGTAGTTCCTGACTCAGTAGAAGACTTCGATGAAAATTTAGCAGAAGTTATAGCTGAAGAAGATCTTCGTAGTCTTTGTATGGATTTAAATTCAGATTTCGATGAAGACGAAGAGTCAAGAAGAGAATGGTTAGAAACTTTTACTAAAGGTTTAGATTTACTTGGTATAAAAACTGAAGATAGAACTGAACCTTTTCCTGGAGCAAGTGGTGTACACCACCCACTATTAGCAGAATCTGTAGCACAGTTTCAAGCACAAGCCTACAAAGAACTGCTTCCTGCTGATGGACCTGTTAAAGCACAAGTTTTAGGCAATGTTGATGCATCAAAGGAACAACAAGCACAAAGAGTCAAAGAGTTCATGAACTACCAGATAACGTACAACATGGAAGAATATGATCCAGAACTTGATCAATTGTTATTTTATCTACCTTTATCTGGCTCTGCATTTAAAAAAGTTTTTTACGATCCCTCTAAAGCTAGAGCAGTAAGTAATTTTATAATGGCAGAAGACTTTATAGTTTCTTACTCAACCACAGATTTACTCGATTGCCCACGTGCAACACATGTAATACAGATGTCAGAAAACCAAATCCGTAAAATGCAACAAGCAGGTGTTTATCGTGATGTAGAAATAGGTATGCCATCTGATGTCGAAGAAGATTTTGCTGGAGTTGAACGAAAGATCAACGAAATCACAGGTGTAGCTAAACCTTCAGTCTCAGAAACATATACTGTGTTAGAGATGCATGTTGATTTAGATTTAGAAGGTTTTGAAGACACAATCGATGGTGAACTAACAGGTATCGCTCTCCCTTATATAGTAACTATGGTTAAAGAGAGTAACCAAGTCTTAGCTATACGAAGAAACTTTTCTCCTGATGACCCTCTTAAAAGGAAAATTGAGTACTTTGTACACTATAAATTCCTCCCAGGACTAGGTTTTTATGGTTTTGGGCTAATACACATGATTGGTGGTTTAACTAAATCAGCAACATCAATACTAAGGCAATTAGTCGATGCAGGTACTTTATCTAATTTACCAGCTGGTTTTAAAGCAAGAGGTATGCGTATTAGGGATGATGACACACCTATAGAGCCTGGAGAATGGAGAGATGTGGATGTTCCTGGTGGAACTATTCGTGATGCTTTGATGCCACTACCCTATAAAGAACCAAGTGGTGTGTTATCACAACTATTAGGTGTAATAGTTGAAGGTGGGCAAAGGTTTGCAAATATTGCTGACATGAAAATAGGTGATATGGGTCAAGAAGCTCCCGTAGGTACAACGATAGCTATGTTAGAAAGGGGTAGTAAAATAATGTCAGCTATCCACAAAAGACTACACTATGCACAAAAAACTGAATTTAAACTATTGGCTAGAGTTTTCTCAGAATCATTACCTCCTGAGTACCCTTACGATGTTGTAGGTGGTTCAAGAACGGTGTATGCTACAGATTTTGATGGACAAGTAGATGTTTTACCTGTAAGTGACCCAAACATATTCAGCATGAGCCAAAGGGTTGTGTTAGCACAAACACAACTACAACTTGCTCAAAGTGCACCAGAACTACATAACATGAGAGAAGCTTATTACAAAATGTATTCAGCACTAGGTGTACAAAGTATTGATGAAATCTTAGAGATAGAAGAAGATATGATGCCTAAAGATCCAATACAAGAAAACCAAGACGCACTTATGGGCACACCACTAAAAGCGTTTTTAGAACAGAACCACGATGCACACATAGCAGCTCATATGGCATTTATGCAAAACCCTATGATACAACAAAATCCTGCTGCGATACAAGCACTTCAAGCACATATACAAGAACACCAAGCAATGAAATACAGACTACAAGTACAACAAATATTAGCTGAACAAGGTGTTGAACTTCCACCAGAGGGGCAAGAAGTACCAATGGAAGTACAAAACCAAATAGCTATGTTGGCAGCACAAGCAACACAACAAATAACAGGACAAGAACAAGCGTTAATAGAAGCGCAACAAATAGCACAGCAACAACCACAACTAGACTTAGCTAGAGAACAAATAGCTATACAACAATCTGAAATAGAAAGAAAAGCTCAGTCTGATCAACTTCGTGCACAAACAGACCTCACATTAAAAGAGATGGATGCACAAGTTGCGTTAGCTAAAGCAGATAAATCAGAAGACATAGCACAGCAAAGGATAGCTGCACAACGAGAAAAAGATGCTATGGATGCAGAACTTAAATCACAAAAATCCTATGCGGAAATACTTAAACAAGTTAAAGACGCAGAAGAATCAACAGACCAGGAGTAAATATGGCTAAACCAGGATTATATGCAAATATAAATGCAAAAAGAAAAAGAATAGAAGGAGGCTCAGGCGAAAGCATGCGGGACAAAGGTGACAAAGGTGCACCAAGTTCTCAAGATTTTAAAGACGCAGCAAAAACTGCCAAGAAAAAAGACGGAGGTCTTTATAAAATGGCTGATGGTGGTATGTACAAGATGGCTGGTGGAGGAATGCCAGGAGGCAAGATGCTTAAAATGAAAGACGGAGGTCTAGCTGTACAAAGTAAAGGTTGTGGAGCAGTAGACAACAAACGTAGAAAACCAACAAAACTAACATAGGAGAAAACCATGAAAATGAAAAATAAAAAAGACACTAAGAAAACAAACATTAAAAAATATGCTGGAGGAGGGATGTACAAAGGTAGATCTAACTCTAAAAAATTAGATTTAGCTGAAACTTATCTTAGGAACAAAGGAATATCTCCTGGTGACATGGTTAAGTTAAACAAACGACTAAAAGGATCATAGGAGAAAATATGCCAAAAAATAAAAAAGGAAAATATTCAGACAAACAGAAAAAAATCGCAGCAATGGCTGGTGACCCTAAAGTTATTGAAGGGGAAGATTTTAAAAAACTGAGGGGTATGAAAGACGGAGGTATGTACAAAGAGTACATGGGTGGTGGTCTACATACAGAGAAAAAAGTTGTAAAAACTAGAGGAACAGGTGCTGCTACAAAAGGTTTAAATTTCCACAGCACTGATTAATGGATTACATAAAGGTTGTCGAGCACCTATTAAAAAAGTACAGAGAACGTTGTACTGCTTTAGAAGAAACACTCGCATCTGGTGGTGTTGCCAGTTTTGAGCAATACCAAAGAGTCGTAGGAGAGATATCAGGTCTTCGCTCCGCTGAACAAGAAATAATTGACCTGCAAAAAAATATGGAGAAGGAAGTAGATGCCTAACAAAACACCAGACATTGTTTTAAATTTTGACAAGACAGAAGAAAAACCTGAAGAAACAGTTGCTGTAAACACAGTGAAAGAAAAAACAGCTGAAGAGGTTGCTTCGCAAACAGATATATTACCTAAACCCACTGGATACAGAATATTGATACTGCCAAGAGGCAGATCTGCTGTAACTGAAGGTGGCATACAACTCGTAAAAGACACTATAGAAAGAGATAGTGTTAGCTCAGTTCTAGGGTATGTGATTTCAGTTGGACCAGACGCTTACGGAGACACTAAAAAGTTTCCCGAAGGAGCTTGGTGTAAAGCTGGAGATTGGGTGCTGTTCGGTAGGTACGCTGGTGCAAGATTTAATATAGATGGGGGAGAGCTCCGAATATTAAACGATGATGAAGTATTAGCTAGTATTCCTGATCCAGAAGCAGTAGACTATTAACTTAACCACCATGGAGGAAACCATGCAACAACAAGAAAATGAAAATCTTGCCGTACAAGAAACAGATGAAAGCGTAGCAATAGAGCTGCCTCAAACTGAAGAAAGTAACGAAGACAACATAGAAATCGTAGATTCTGTTGAAAATTTAACAGAAGAAAAAACTGAAACAGAAGAGTATAGTGATTCTGTTCAGAAGCGAATTAATAAACTAACCTATAAACTAAGAGAAACAGAAAGACAAAACCAAGAAGCTATTTCTTGGGCACAGAAAGTACAGGAAGAAAACGCTACACTAAAAAAGAAAACTGAATCAGCAAACACTGCTATGTTTTCTGAGTATGATAATAGGGTGAACACTGAACTTGAGTCTGCAAAAGCAGAATACAAAGATGCTTTTGATCGTGGTGACACAGATCAAATCGTTGCTGCTAACGAAAAACTTTCTCGTTTATCAGTAGAAGCTGAAAGTCTTCGTCGAGTAACACAACAAAGACAAAAGGCTGTTGAAGAAAAAACTAATGAGGTGGTTGAAGAACCTGTTTATTCACAACCAGCGACACAACCAGAACCTGATCCAAAAGCACAAGATTGGGCAAAAAGAAATGATTGGTTTGGACAAGACCAAGGATTAACTTTTGCTGCTTTTGGTATACATAAAGAATTAATGGACGAAGGTTTTGATGGGAAAACTGACCAATATTATGTTGAGCTTGATAACAGGCTTTCCAAATATGGTGTTAAACCCTATAATGAATCTCGAGAACAAATTTCTAACTCTCCCGTGCAGAGAGTTGCTAGTCCCACAGGACAAGCTAGAACAAATAAAGCACGCAGTAAGACAATAAAACTCACACAGAGTCAAGTAGCAATAGCAAAAAAACTCGGTGTGCCTCTTGAAGAGTATGCTAAATATGTTAAAACACAATAGGAGTAAAATATGACAGAAAAAGATACAAATATAAATGAAGTAGAAGAGTCTGTTGATACGGATCGATCTCCCCGATCTGCACAATCACGAGATAGTCAATCTCGCAACAAACCATGGGCACCCCCCTCTGCATTAGATGCACCTCCAGCTCCAACTGGATTTAAACATCGATGGATTAGAGAATCTATACTAGGTCAAGACGATAGGACCAATATGTCTAAGCGATTACGTGAAGGCTTTGAACCTGTTCGTGCTGAAGAGTATCCAGATTTCGAAGCTCCAACGATTCAAGATGGAGTAAACGCAGGTGTGATAGGAGTAGGTGGGTTAATCCTGGCAAGAATACCTGAGGAAACAGTTAATGAACGGAAAGAGTATTTTGATGCTCAAACCGCAGACGCAATGCGTGCTGTTGACACAGATTTGATGAGGGAAAGCGATCCTAGAATGCCTATTAGTAGACCTAATAGAAGTTCAAAGGTTACTTTCGGAAAAGGCTCTTAGGTAAAACTAAGAATTTTAACAACATATTTTATAGGTAAAATAATATGGCTAATATAAATGATCCAGATGGTTTTACTCCCGCATATCATATGTCTGGTGGTACAATCAGACCTGCAGAGTTCGCAATAGCGAGTGGCACAAACGCTTCGATTTTTTCGGGCGACGTGGTAAATCTCTCAAGTGGTTTGGTTATACAAGGTACTGCAACAGGTACCCCACTAGGTGTGTTTTACGGAGTAGAATTCACAGCAACATCAGGTGAAAAGATTTTTTCAAAATCTTGGACAGCTGATACTGCAACACTAGGTTCTGCGAATGCTAAAGCATTTGTTTATGTCGATCCAGATATTGTTTACGAGGCGCAGGGTTCTGCAACTCCAACACAAGCATCTATCGGTACAACAAATACTATAACAACAACCGCAGGTGATTCAGCAACAGGTCGATCGAAAGAAGCAGTTACAGCAACTACTTCTAGTGGTATTGCATTAATAGTAGGTTTTCCAGAAAAACCATCAAATACTATTGGTGAACACGCTAGAATGTACGTTACTTTCCCAGCTTCTGTTTTCGGCAATTCATAATAGAGGTAATTAACAATGGCTATTAACAGAGCACAATTAGTGCAAGAACTAGAACCAGGATTAAATGCTTTATTTGGACTTGAGTACAGCAGATACGAAAACGAACATGCTGAAATTTTCGATACAGAAAATTCAGACAGAGCGTTTGAGGAAGAAGTTATGCTATCTGGTTTTGGGGAAGCTCCCGTGAAAGGCGAAGGTGCATCAGTCTCGTATGACTACGCACAAGAAACTTTTACAGCGAGATATTCTCACGAAACAGTGGCTTTAGCTTTTGCTCTTACTGAAGAAGCAATAGAAGACAATCTATATGACAGCATCTCAGCTAGATACACAAAAGCGTTAGCTCGTTCAATGAGTCAAACGAAACAAGTAAAAGCTGCGAATGTACTAAACAATGGTTTTTCTTCAAGTTTTCCAGGAGGAGACGGTAAAGAGCTATTCGCTACCGATCACCCTACCTTGACAGCTGGAAATCAAGCTAATGAACCAAGTACAGCTGCTGACTTGAACGAAACTTCACTAGAAAATGCAATGATAGATATTTCTGCATTTAAAGATGAGCGTGGTTTAAAAACTAACGTTCAAGCTAGAAAGTTGATTGTTCCACCAGCACTACAGTTTGTCGCTGATAGACTATTAAACACTGCGGGAAGAGTAGGAACTTCTGATAACGATATTAACGCTATCAAGAACATGAGTATGCTTCCAGAAGGTTATGTAGTAAATCACTTCTTATCTGACACAGATGCGTTTTTTATAAAAACTGACGCACCTAACGGCTTAAAACATTTTGTTAGAGCTGCGATGTCAACTGGTATGGAAGGTGACTTCGAAACTGGTAACATGCGTTACAAAGCTAGAGAGAGATATTCTTTCGGTTTTAGTGATTGGCGTGGAATTTACGGTTCCCCAGGAGCGTAAATTTAATCCATAAGGAAAGGGAGCTTCGGCTCCCTTTCTTTTTATCCAGAACTACTATAGAATAAATTTCTAGGATTATTTTTTTAATTGTTTTATCAACTGACCTAGCAGACAAGCCAAGATGATAAGACTTATTTCCCAAGGAGGAAATTATGGCAAATTCAACTTTTAGTGGAGCAGTCCGCTCCGAAAATGGTTTTAAAACTATTGATGTAAACGCAACAACAGGTGCGATTACCGACGGTTTAGTGATTAATGCAGACGGTAATATTTTTACTGATGATGGTGGACATATTCAATATGTTGCAGCAACAGGTGTTGGACCAGCTGATTTAATCGTAGGTAAAAATGGTAGTCAATATGCTACAGCTAATCCTTATGCAGAAAGTGCAACACAACTATTTCCGTTAGGAGCTAAATTAGTTTACGGTAATAAT